ATTGCTGATCGTCGTTTAATTTCGTTAGGTATGAAGGGAATTTTCAAAGTTAAAAAGAATCCTCTACCATGGGTTGAGGAAATGATTAATGCTCCAGTTCACGGTAACTTTTTTGAAAATCGTGTAACTGATTATGCCAAAGGCGCACAATCGGGTGACTGGGGCGACGTTTGGGGCAAGGCGGCATAATTTGGTCAAGATTGTTGGCGACACAGATGTATTTGACAGCATAGATTTAGACGATCTATGGTGTGTAGATAAATTCATTTTATCAAAAAAATTAGGTTATCTGTGTGGTCCAGCTGGAATTCCTCCTGTTGTTCCAGGTAATTATGTAGTACGACCTATTATTAATTTAAAAATGATGTCGATTGGCGCGAGTATACAATACTTGAATTCTGACTCAATTCCAAATGGATATTTTTGGTGTGAGGTATTTACAGGACGTCATCTTAGTTTTGATTATAATTGGGGTAAACAAACACTGGCAGTTGAGGGGTTTAGAGATGACCCAAATCGTCTAGATAGATTTAGTCGTTGGACAAAAACTGAAGACATATTTGTTTTACCTGAGATACTACAACAGGTTGCAGACAGATATCCTTGGTTAAATGTTGAAGTCATAGGTGATCGTGTAATAGAGGTACATTTTAGATATAATGATGATTTTAGCAATCACTCTGCCAAAACTATTATACCTGTTTGGTTCGATGATTTTTACTTCAGCCCCGCTGGAGATAGGTTAGGATTCATATTAGAGAATAAGGATTAGAAATGGCAACAAGACACTTTGAGTGTGACTCGTGCGGAGCAAGAGGTAAAATTGCTCTAAAGGGTGACGACCACCAATTAGAAGATATCGTATACTGTCCAGTCTGTTCAGCAGACATATACGAAGAAGAAATTGATGACGATGAGTGATAGATGCCTAAATAGTTCACTATGTGGACATTTAATCATCAAATCATTGAAGAGCTACCAGAAGACTGTGTTGGGTTTGTATACCAAATTGCAAACCTGACCACCAATCGTAAGTACATTGGTAAGAAGCTATCTAAGTTTTCTAAGACAACTTACAAAACAGTGACATTGAAAAATGGCACCAAGAAAAAGAAAAAGATTAAAAGTAAAGTTGATTCAGACTGGCTTGAATATTACGGATCAAGCGTAGAACTATGTAAAGATGTTGAAACTCTCGGTAAAGAAAACTTCACTCGAGAGATTTTGTATTTCTGTCGATCGAAGGCAGAATGTTCCTATGTTGAGGCAAGAGAACAATTTGCAAGAAAGGTATTAGAAAGCGATGACTATTACAATATGCAGATTTCCTGTCGAATACATGGTTCACACATAAAAGGGAAGATATGATATACTTGTTATATTTTACAGCAATAATTTTATCAGCCGTTTCTGCTTATTATTCAATAGCAGGTTTGGCAGCTATTTTTGCCGCTGCAATAATTCCAATTGTAATAATGGGTGGTGTTCTTGAGTTCGCCAAGTTGGTTGTTGCTTCTTGGTTATTCAGATCATGGAAAACTATCCCATGGCTAATGAAAACTTATTTTACATTTGCGTTGATTGTTCTCATGTCATTAACATCGATGGGAATTTTCGGATTCTTATCTAGGGCGCACTTGGATCAGAGTGTTCCAACAAGTGATGTGGCAGCAAAGGTCGCACTCATAGATGAGAAAATCAAAACTGAGCGGGAAAATATTGAAAGTTCTCGCAAAGCATTGAAGCAAATGGATGAAACAATTGATCAAACAATTGCCAGAAGTAAAACCGACCAAGGTGCTGTTAACGCCAACGCCATGCGCACTCGTCAGGCAAAAGAAAGAACACAAATTCAAACCGACATTACCAAGGCTCAGGGCGAGATCGCTAAATTAAATGCTGAACGTGCTCCGATTGCTTCAGAACTTCGTAAGGTTGAGGCTGAAGTTGGACCGATTAAATACATAGCAGCACTTGTATATGGAGATGATCCAGATCAAACGATTTTAGAGAAGGCAGTCAGAATTGTTATAATTATGATTGTCACTGTTTTTGATCCACTGGCAGTTTTAATGTTAATGGCAGCAGGTATACCAACTAAAAGGAAAGAAAATGACACAAGAAATACAACCAAAGAAGAGCCCACCGTTAAAGAAGAGAACACCAGTGAAGCGCAAGCCTCGCCAAACTTCATCAAAGAACGATTTATCGAGCGATACGATCGAAAAACCAGCACCACAGGTTTGGGTGAACGAACTTCAGAAGACGGTTCCACTGGAGCAAGCGCAGGAGTCACAACCAAAACAGAAGACTTCTCTACTGAGCAAAATCAAGAGATTGTTTGGGATGTAAACTCTGGCAAACAAATTGAATATGATAGTATTGGAAGAAGAATTACTCCAAGTATTCCTGGTGAGCTTCTTGAGGTTAAACGAAAGACCATTGAAGTAGAAGTAGACGAATTACAAATCAATAAAAGGGTCTGATGCGGGTTGTATTCGTCTCTGCATACGCAAACCCCTGATTTTTCAGGGGTTTTTCCATTGAAAATAGTGCTTTACTTTAATTCAGAAAAGGTGTATAATACTATTATCGACTTGAAAGAAGAGATTTTATGTTTATTGTACATACATCAATGCAGAAGTCCAAGAAACGCAAGCCTACGGCAAAGCAACGGGAGTTGTCTAATTCTTGGAACGAACTGCTCAAGAAGTATAGCGCAAAGACTGTTGTGCCTAAAAAGCCACGACAACTCAGCGAATCATACTCACTCGGAATACCTGCTTGTCGGGAGACACCTAAGCATCCGAGTCTTTCTTCGACTTCTGGTCAAGCGACCAAGAAAGACAGCCTAGTTTATACTGGCAATAAGGTCAAAGGTATTGGTACGATGCACAAATCAAATGCTGTTCCAATATTTTCTGATGAAGAAGCTGTTGATATTTCTAAAATGCGGAGAGGATAATGAGAATTGCTGGGATAGAAATGCCTCATGTAAAAGAAGATTTTCTTTCAAGGGTTGAGTATGAATGTGCTGATTCTGTTGGATATTGGGATGCTAAACTGTTGGAGCTTGGTGTTTCTATTCCACCAAACATAAAAATTACATTATTTGAAATTATGTGTACTGCGGCAGAAAAGACAATTATGGGGAATTATGATGAAGGTAACTATAAAACTGGAAAAGGTAAAGACGGCGAAGCGGAAGAACCCAGTTGCTAAAGATCTGCGCACGCCCAAGTACAAGATGAGAGTTGTTATTAGTAAGAAATTATATAAACGAATTAAGAAGGTTAATAATGAATTTGAATGAATTTTTCAATAGGTTGGCATCAGATAATTCCCGCAACTTTAAAATTGCTGAGTTGACTGCCAATGTTAATAATGACACGCTGCGAACTGTTATCAGTTTGGCGCTTGATCCTTTCACAAATTTCTATCAACGCAAAATTCCTGCCTATACACCAACAGGCAAGAAAACACTTGCTGAATCAATCAAAGAACTTTACCCACTGTGTAACAGGTTAGTAACTGGTAACGCTGCGATTCAACATCTATCAGATACGCTGTCTAACTTATCGGCTGACGACGCAAAGGTTTTTGAGCGTATTATCAAGAAAGATTTAAAGTGTGGTGTCTCATTTTCAACTGCCAATGCAATTTGGCCAGGACTTATCCGTGAGTATCCTGTAATGTTGTGTTCTGCTTATGAGCAAAAATTGGTTGACAAGATTAAGTTTCCTGCCTATGCTCAATTAAAGATGGATGGAATGCGATTTAATGCCATCGTAAAGAATGGAACCTGCGAATTTCGTAGTCGTAATGGTAAGGAAATCTTCTTAGAAACTAACTTGAAGGAACAGTTTGTTACCCTTGCTGCAGGATCAGACATGGTGTTTGACGGCGAGTTAATGGTAATGGATCCTGATTCGTGTCAATTTTTGGATCGACAAACAGGTAATGGAATTTTAAACAAAGCTGTCAAGGGAACCATTTCAAAATGGGAATCGGAAATGGTTCATGCTACAGTTTGGGATGCCATACCTTATGTGTTGTTTGAAGATTGCTACTGCGACACGCCATACTCTCGAAGGTTCTCAAAGTTAAAAACAATCCTTGACGCTGTTCCATTTACCGAAAGAAAAGTTTGGATGGTAACAAGCAATATTGTTGAGAACTTAGAACAAGCAACAGAAATTTTTGAGAAGTATCTTGCGCAAGGACTTGAGGGTTTGATTCTTAAGGATGGTTCGGGTGTCTGGGAAGACAAACGTGCAAAGCATCAGATTAAATTCAAGGGCGAGGAAGAATGTGATCTAAAGATTGTGGACACTGAACCACATAAAAAGAAACCCGAGTGGCTTGGCGCAATTATTTGCGAGTCTGCCGATGGTATTGTTAAAGTTAATGTGGGAAGTGGATTCAACGATGAACATCGCAAGAATTATAAGCACAAAGATTTGGTCGGCAAAATTGTTGCTGTTAAATACAACGCTAGGATTAAAAATAAGGCTGGTGACGAAAGTTTATTCCTCCCAGTCTTTGTCGAACTCCGCCAAGACAAAGATAATGCGGATGATTCTTCGCAAATAAAATAGTTGTAATTGACTTGCTAAAAAATCAATATTGCGGTATAATAGTTTTATAGAATGTTAATTGGGGAATAAAATGGTTTTGAATTCTGTCTTTACTTCAAAAGAATATTTTGATACAAACAACAAAAAACATGTTCAGATCTTTAAGACATTTGTTGAAAAAAACTGTTGGGGTCATAACTGTTGCCCCTTTGCATTAGAAGAACCATACTTGTCAATTCCAGACATGATTAGAGATAAATTAATTCGTCATTACTTAAAGGTGAAAGCATGAAAGTTGTAATTAATCGTTGTTATGGTGGTTTTGGTTTAAGCGATCAAGCAATTGTTCGTTATGCTGAGTTGAAAGGTATCAACTTGGTTATGGAAGACTCTAAAAGTAGTTTGGGTGCTACATTTTATGTTGATGGTGTCAAAGATGACGAACACCACTTCAGCTACTATGACCTAAGTGATGATCGTACTGATCCATTCTTGGTTCAAGTTGTTGAAGAACTTGGTACTGTTGCAAATGGCTTTGCCTCAGATTTACGGATTGTCAATATCCCTGATGATGTAGTATATACCATTGAGGAATATGATGGTATTGAATGGGTTGCCGAAGTTCATCGTACATGGAGTTAA